GGATCTGGTTCATTGGACCAGACTAGCGCGGCGGTGGTACGCTGGTCCAGATCGAGGGCCGCCCTACAATGAAGCTGAAGATCACGTTTCCGCAGCTCGACATGTTTTCAGACAAGCTCGATAAATTGCAGGCCACCCTTGATCAGCTCGCACCACTCGCAGCAAAGGAGAGTTCCGACATGTCCCAGGTTTCCGACGCGCTCAAAACAGCAGTCGCCACACTCAAACAATCCGAAGCCGATGAAGTCGCCCGATACGAAGCGATTCTCACGGCCCTAAAAGCTAACTCATCCGATCCAGCCGTGCAGACTGAGATCACCAACATCCAGGGCATCATCGACGATCTAAACGCCCGCGCGGGCGGCTCGCCCGTCACCACCGGCACCCCCACTCCCTAGGAGGGCAGGGTGGCGAAGCTTCCGCATCTGCCCTGCCGTGGGCAAGGGTGCGGAGCGACTGTCCAGGGCGGCGGTTATTGCGCACGCTGTGCGCGTCAACTGGCCCGCCCTGGCGCTGCGGCGACAGACGCCGGAAGAATATACGACCGCGTGCTGTGGGACCGCCTGAGGGCTGTGGTGCTGGCTGAGGAGCCGTGCTGCCGGCCTTGCCTCAAAGCGGATCGCGTGACGCTGAGCACCCAGGTCGACCACGTCAAACCGATCGCCGAGGGCGGCGCGCCGTTTGAGCGCAGCAACTTGCAGGGCATCTGCATCTCTTGTCACAGCACCAAAACGGCCCTTGAATTGTCGCGGAGGGGGGTATGGGGATCGAAAATCTAGGACTTTTCGGCCAGCCAGCGCGCGGCGCTGGCTCGCGAACATCCGCGAAAGTGCGGAGGGGGGGGTCTCACCCCCCGGCCCTAGAAAAAAAAGCCTTAGTCGCGTTCGAAGTGCTCCGCTGGCACCTCCAGGATGGCCGCATCGGCGATCTCGCGCGCCAGCCGGGCCACGGCGGTGGGCGCCAGCGTATGGGCGCAGGCCTTGCCAGCGACCGCTGCCACGAAGACGATCTTCCAAAGCTCGCTCTTGGGCACTACTTATCCCTCCTGCGGTCGTTTGGCCGGCTGCGCTGGGGTTCCCCCAGTGTGCTCGTGTCACTCTTGGTCCGGAGGGCCTCGAGCTCCTCCTTCTGCGCGTCCGTCATGGTGCTCTGCGACATATCCTTCAGCTCCTGCAGGCGCGCATCCTCTTCCCAACTCAGTTTCATGGTGCTGTCTCCTTTCCACATCACGATACCAGGAGCGACCCGATGAGCACGCTGCAGCCGACCCAGATCTCGACGGGACTCAGTTACCGGATGAAGATCGAGTACTGGGCCCTCGACCGGATCAAGCCCTATGAACGGAATGCCCGCAAGATCCCCCAGGCAGCAATCGATAAGGTGGCGACGTCGCTGCAGGAATACGGCTGGCAGCAGCCGATCGTGGTCGACGCCCAGGGCGTGATCATCGTCGGGCACGTGCGGCGCCTGGCGGCCCTTCAGCTCGGCTGGGCGGAAGCGCCGATCCACGTCGCGACGAATCTCACCGCCGACCAGGTCAAGGCCTACCGGCTCGCGGACAATCGTTCCCACGAAGAAGCCAAGTGGGATTTCAAGCTGCTCGCGCTGGAGCTCGCCGACCTCGAGGGCGCCTGCTTTGATCTTTCCAAGACAACGTTCGCAGCGCCGGAGCTGGCGAGGATGTTGCCACGCAGCCAGGATCCGGACTTCGTCGCGGCCCTGATCGAGAAGAGCGAGGAGCTGCTCAAGAAGTGGAAGGTCGAGCGCGGGCAACTCTGGACGATCGGCCCGCATCGGCTGGTCTGCGGAAGCTGCGTGAACCCGGTCGACGTCCAAGCTGCGGTGGGCGAGCTGAAGCCGCTGCTGCTGATCACGGACCCGCCCTATGGTGTCGAGCTCGACATGGAGTGGCGCGACCGCGCGGGCAGCAACGGAATAGCGAAGGCCTCGAAGAGCTACATGAAAGTTGGCATCCTGAAGGGCGGCGGCCACATGAGCGGAGACACGCGCGCAGACTGGTCGGAGGCTTTCGCGCTGGTCCCATCGCTAGAGATCGCGTACGTCTGGCACGCCACCAGCGGAACAATCGAAGTGGCGACGGGCCTCGAGCGGATTGGCTTCGCGCTGCGCCAGCAGATCATCTGGGTCAAGCCGATCGCCGCGATGTCGCGCCAGGCCTACCACTGGAAACACGAACCCTGCTGGTACGCCGTCAAAAAAGGAAAGCCCGCGCGCTGGGTCGGTGGCCACAATCAGACCACCGTGTGGGAAGCCGCCTCGCCGAAGCAGATCATGTCAGGGTCGCGCGAGGACAAACTGGATCATCCGACGCAGAAGCCGATCGAGCTGATGCGGATGCCCATGATCAATCACGGGCGCGAGGGCGACGTCGTGTACGAACCCTTCGGTGGAAGCGGGACCACGATGGCGGCCGCCGAGCTATCGAAGAAGATCTGCTGCGCGATTGAGATCGAACCGCGCTATTGCGCGATCATCCTGGAGCGCATGGCCAGCCTCGGTTTGGAGCCGAAGAACGCAAAACCGGCGCCCGCCACAAAGCGCGAGCGCGCACGAGGTGGTGCTAAGTAGCATGCAGTTAGCGTCTAAAGTGCACCAAACCGCTGCAGAATGATAGGACGTCCACCCAAACCAACCGCGGTCCGCGCTGCTGAAGGAAACCCCGGAAAACGGAAACTGAATCGAGCCGAGCTGCGCCAGGCCGTGGTCGCGCCCAAGATGCCGAAGAAGCTCTCCGATGAGGCCAAAGCGGATTGGCGGCGGCTCGCGCGGCTCTTCCTGGAGCGCGGAATCATCCGGCCGGAGGATCAGGACCAGCTCGCGAATCTCTGCGAAGCGATCGCGACGCTCCGCGAAGCCCGGTCCGCCCTGGCCGACATGCCCGTCAAGCAACGGCTCATGCTGAAAGTGGGCCAGGGCTTCCAGGCGAACCCGCTGCTCTACATCATTCGCGACCAGGTCCGGATGATCAATCGCATCGGTGCTGAGTTCGGTCTCTCGCCGGCGGCCCGCACGCGGCTCACGTTCGACGAGCAGGCGAGCGATGCTGACGACCTCGAGGCGATGCTCGGCGGCGCTGTCTCGCATCCGAGCGATCACCAGGTGATTCAGTAAAGGCGGGGAGGCTTTGTCGCGGGCCGGGCCGGAAGTTTCAGCTTAACATCGCTTCTGTATCTAAGGGGTTTGGGGGAGTTCCAATTCCGCTGCACCAGAGCGAAGATCCCAGGTACCGCTTGGAGGCGGCTTATATGACACCTTCCACCCTTCCCCCATCCAAAGGCGAACTCATCCTCTGGGCGTGCGATCAGACCGCCGAGGAGCTGGTCAACACGTATAACCGGATCCCTGGCGTCAAGCAGCTCGGGGGCAAGCCCGCCGACGCTTTCAAATCGCGCGAGGACGCCGCTGAGAAGATCTGGGCGGCGTGCCATCCGCCGGTCAAGGCGCCCAAAACCGCCAAGAAGCCCGCCAAGGCCCCCGCGAAAGCTAAGGTGGCCCCTGGCGCCAAGACAAAGCCCGCCAAGCGCACCAAGGGCAGGAAACCCGCCAAGGGTTCGAAACGTGTGGCGCCCAACGGGACCAGCAAGAAAGACCACCTGCTGGCGCTGATCTCCCGCAAGGGCGGCGCGACCCTCCCCGAGCTGATGAAGGCCCTCGGCTGGCTGAAGCATTCGGTGCGCGGCGCCGTCGCCACGCTGGGCCAGGAGCACAAGATCATTTCTGAGAAGATCGACGGCGTCCGCACCTACCGGCTAAAATAAGAACCGGAAGCACCCCGTTAGATTGAAGGCCCCCGCGTCCTGCGGGGGCTTTTTCTGTTCCAATCAAAATAAGTGTTCGACCTGGAGCGGGCGTCCCGCGTCTGCAACTTCTTCACGCGCATCCTCGGCTTCGAGCTGATCAACTGGCAGACTGAGCTGCTGCGTCACATCTTCGGAAACGTCGACGAGCTCGGCCACCGCATCATCCAGAAAGCGTACCTCGAGGTCGCCAAGAAAAACGGGAAGACGACGCTCGCCGCCGGCATCCCGCTTTACATGCTGCTGGCTGACAATGAGCCAGGCGCCGAATGCTATTCGGCCGCCACCACGAAGGAGCAAGCCGGCATCTGCTTCCGGACCGCGGCCGCGATGGTCGACGGGCTGCCCGTGCTGCGGCGTCAGCTTAAAGTGATTCGCTCGACCAAGGTGATCGTCAAGCGCAAGGAGATCGATTCCTACTATCGGGCGATCAGTGCTGACGGCGATGCGCAAGACGGAATGAATCCGCACTGCGTCGTCATCGATGAGCTGCACCGGTGGCGAACCGCCCGCGCGTTCGAGCTTTACGACGTGCTCGTCAAGGGCGGGATCGCGCGCCGGCAGCCGCTGGCCTTCGAGATCACCACGGCCGGGTCCACGGAGGAAGAAAGCCCGCTGGCCTACCAGGAGCACGAGTACACCGAAAATACGAACGCCCGCATCTTCACGGACGCCCGTTTCTTCGGGCGGATCTTCGCGGCCAAGCCAGACGACGATTGGACGAAGGAAGAAACCTGGCTGAAGGCGAACCCGTCGCTGGCGATCGCCGGAAACCCGGGCGGGTTCCTCCCGCTGGAGGCCATCAAATCGAAATGCGACGAAGCCATCAACATGCCCAGCCGGCAGCCGGCCTTCAAACGCTATCACCTGGGGATCTGGCTCTCGACCGAGAAGGAGTGGATGTCGCTCGAAACCTGGGACCAGTGCGCTGGTGAGACCCGCGCGGTGGTGGATCGCCCGTGCTACATTGGCTTAGACCTTTCGAGCACAGTCGACCTTACATCTCTGGTGCTGCTGTTTCCGGATCTGGCGGACGGCAGTTACGATATTCTGCCGTTCTTTTGGATGGCCAAGGACCGCGTCCGAGAGCGCGAACTGGCCGATCGGGTTCCCTATGGGACCTGGATCCAGCAGGGCCTGATCGAGGCCGTAGAAGGCGACGTGATCGACCAGCGAGAGATCAAGAAGAAGATCCAGTGGGCCACCGAATGCTTCGACGTTAGGGAGCTCGGTTACGATCCGCACAGCGCCCGGCAGCTCGCCCTGGAGCTTAACGACACTCTCGGAATCAAGTGCGTACAAATCCCGCAGGTCTTCGCCCACCTGAGTGAGCCCACCAAGAAAGTGATGGAGCTCGCGCTCCAACAGAAGCTGCGCCACGGGGGAAACGAAGTACTCCGCTGGAACGCACGCTGCGTCCGCGTGAAGGGCGATGGCAACGACGGAATCAAGCCCGTCAAACCGGACCGCCTCAAGAGCGGCAAACGCATCGACGGAATCGTGGCCTTGATCCTCGCGCTCTCGCGCGGCATGTTCCACCAGGGTTCGATTTACGACACGCAGAGGATCATGACGCTATGATCCAGCGGCTGCTGAGCGCGCCCGTTCTGGAGCAACGAGGGCTGCAAACGCTTTTTGGTGGCAGAGGTATTCCCGGGCCACCTCCCGCCGTCGAAAGCCGCGAGGTCGACGACCCCGGCTCGTATCCCGGCTCATCCCTTGAAAATCCGCGGACCTCCTGGGACCGGATCTTCGAGGTGGAGCCGGGTTACGCCGGCAAAGTAGTCACGCCCGTAAACGCCCTGCAGCTTGCGGCCGTCTGGCGCTGCACCACGCTGATCGCCGGCGCCGTCGCCCGCGTCCCGATGCTGCCCTACCGTCGCACGACGATGGGCAAGGAGCTGGCGCGCGATCACTACCTCTGGCCACTGCTGACGAAGCAAGCCATCCCCTTCATGACG